CCTGTTAGTAATCGCTCGGCCCCCGTGGTCCTCTCAATCGGTGTGGCTCGCTCTCTCTTCCCGGTACTCTCATTTCTTCTGGCTCGCTCGTCCGTGTTGTGCAATCTCGCAGTATGGCTGGCACTCAGGGCCAGTGGTTCTCTCAGCGGGTATGGTTCGCTAATCGAGTATGGCGCTCTCCCGGTTGATGGCTGTAGTCATTTCATATCACCGCCGCATCCCTAAAAGCCTCTGACAGCCCGCAGTTGCAGGCTTCCCCGAGAACAACCCCGCACTGAGGCATGGATCGCCCGGGTAACCGAAGATCATTCTCATGCTTCCCGTACCGTCGCAACGCAGCTCCAAGTCGCTCGATGCGCGCTTGTGCGGTGGTGAGGTCGGCCCGCAGTCCCAACACAGCAGATAGCGCGTCGGTCCTGTACATTTCTTCGCAATCACTAACATCCCCGCCCCGAGCAGCGACACCCACCACTGACAATTTCGCTCGTTCGTTTTCCAGCTCGGCCCGCAGCCGCTCGATCTCGGCCTTCAGTTGAGTATTCTCCCGAGCAAGCTGGTCAACCAATAAGACCGTCTGAAAGCCCGGGGAGGATTTAAGGTTGCTCATCGCCGTCCACCTTGAGCGCATTGCGGGCTATTTTGTGCTCTACACACGCGCCGTCATCGGAATAAGCCACAATGCTCTGTAGTGCTGAGCGTAATGCGCGATGTCGTGCGATCAGGGCGTCGTAGTCGGAGGCTCGCACAACTCCAACCTGACGCGCTTCTGTGTCGTATGGGTACGGGTCTAGCTCTTGACAATCGCAGTTCCAACGAAGAAAGGACCGCAATATCGCGTCCTGAGGGTACGGGTCTAGATCCTGGCAATCGCAATTCCAACGCTTCACGTCACTCATCGCCCTTGCTCCTTCTGTGGCGTGATCCTCACGACACTACCCTCAGAAACTCCTGCTGTTGTATCACCCTCGCAGCATCCGCAGCGGCGCACACAGCATACGCAGCGGTCCACGCGGCGGCCCGCGTAGCCTCCATCGCAGCATCCGCAGCACCCCACGCAGCACCCCACGCAGTACCCCGCGCAGCGGCCCACGTAGCCTCCATCGCAACACCCCACGCAGTCTCAGCACCCCACGTAGTACCCCGCGCGGCGGCCAACTCATCAGCAGTCGCGTTTCCAAGGGCGTAACGCTCGGCGACATCCAGTGCGGCGATAGAGCGCGCGTCCTGCATCAAATGCTGCACTCTCCGCGCGCACCACACCGCGAACAGTCTCCACTCTCGATCATGTTCTGGCGATGCTTGCGTCGCCCAGAGCGCATCATCGAGCCCGCATATCTCCACAATGCGCGCGAATGGCAGCGCCTCGTCATCCGGTTTTGTTTTGTCTAGGCCGGATAACAGCACAAGCCACCTGTCCTTGCAGGGGTCATGCGCGCGAATCTTGTTGAGTGTCGTGCAGATCACAACGCTTCCCCCATCATCTCACTACCGTCGCGCTGTTTAGCGTCCACCGTGCCGTGCATCGCTGCCCGCGTCCCTGACGGACGCACACGTAGCGCACCGAGTCATCTACGGTGAGCTGTAGCGTGCGGCCGGTGAGCGAGCAGGGAGCAGTCCCGCCAAGCGTCTGAAAGCTACACAGCTCCAGCACCGACATCACGCCGGGACCGTTGTAGGTGCCAATCCAGTAGCCGGAGAAACTGCCCGCCACAACCTGATCGTCGAACCAAAGTTGCGCCGACGTGTAGCCGGTTTCCGGTAGCACGATATTGACCGTGCGCGTAGTCCCCGTGGTGCAGTTGTAATATGCGTGCAGCCCGCCAAAACCCGCACAGGGCTGGATGGTCAACGTGTCAGCACGCGCGACACCGGCCGCCAGTATCAATCCAAGTAACAGCAATTTCTTCATGTCATCCCCCGTTGTTGTGAGTTATCAAAACCATCGCCACGCCAGCCCCGCTACGGCAATCAGGAAGAACAGCGGAACCGCTATTGCCAGCAACACAATGATTGCCAGCGTTAGACCGATTAACAATCCTGCGGCCCATAATACGACTGAACCCGCAGCATGCAAAATGTGTTTTAGGGCTTTCACTCCACGGTCCTCTTTTGGTATCCCAACTGCCCAAGGAAGTCTGCAGTAGCAAGGTCCACCGGGTCTCTAACGTTGATCGCCTGATCCAGTCGCAACCGTTCACCGAGCCGGATTAAATGCTTCGTGGGCGGACCCTCATCGGGACTGACCGAAACAATCACGGCATCTTCCTGGATTTCGTCCAGCGTGATAATGAACGCCTTGCGACGAATGTATCGGCTGTGTGTCCAGCGGGTGGACTTGAGCCATTCGGTAATCTGGTCTGCAAAGGCCAAGCGCATCATGCCTCCAGCAGTTGTTTCAGCCTGTCAATGGATCGCAACGCGCACTCCGTGGTGGCATCCTCGCCAGTGGTTTCAACGCAGCGAATCAGTTCACGCACTTCTGAGCGTATCGCCATCAAATTCTGTGCAAGCAATACGTGATCGTCGGGAGGGAGCGATAACTGTTTCTCGCTCGGTATATCCCAAACTACCCTCCCGCCTAACTGCTGTGCGCTGTCCTCGATATGTGCCCGGTCGCGCAATACGGCCCGAGCGTTCCAGTTGTGATAGGCAAGGTGTAGGCGGTCAATCAATCCTGTGAGCATTGCGGTGAGTCCTCCCGTTCTGTCAAGCGTCGCGCAGGGTATCGTCCCTTGCGCTTCATCGCTATACGTAGACCATGCGGACTACATATACGGCAAAAGTTCCTGCCGTGCAGCACTTCCACGCCACAATTTTCGCACCGCTGGATGTGCCGCTCGGGGATACCATAATCATCCCGAAAGCTCACCGCCCATCTCCATGATCCGCCAGCCATCTACCAACCCGTTCAGCTACGATACAGACTAGCCAGCCCGTGAAGAACGAGAGAACGGCCACGATCAGACAGGGATTAGTCTCGCTCATTTACCGCTCTCCACACGCAAGCCGCCCGCCCGCTCGACGTTTTGCGCTTTACGCCCGTGTCATACACCAGCCCACGGACTACCAACTCCCGCAAGCGGGCCGATGCGGTCTGATGTTTCAGGCGCGTGATGCGCTCCAATTCATCGCAGGTCAGGCCGTTATTGTCCCGCAGCGCCTTCAATACAATCGCTTCAAGCTGTGACAAGATCGGCTCAATGCTGAGCCGCGCCTGGAATGATGTATCCCCAAGCCGTAACGCCGTGATTCTCATTTGAGCACCGAGCATTCGGAGATAGCTTCATCAAAATCACGCTGCAGCTCTATCTTGTGCGCCTTGCTTGCCTCGATTGCGCGACCGAGTGCGGTGTACTGTTCCCACAACCCATCAAACACGCCCTGCTCTTGTTTTATCTTGAGCCGCAATTCCCGTGCGCGATCAAAGGCGTCCATCGCTGTTTTGTGTGTCGTCATACGCAATACCTGCCCCTCAGTTTCCATTGCACGTTGCTCCCTGACGTAATCCACATTGGCCGAATCGTTGACATAATGAGTGATCGCCTTGTCCGCATGCTTGGACGTTGTACGGACCAGCGATCCCTTTTGCGTCGCCATTGCCATCCACGGGCTACTGGGTGACACCCTGTAGGTAATCACCAGCCGTGTACCGTCTGGGGTTGTACCCAAGATACGCGCCTCGCTCTTGTTCCACCCGCACAGCCGGTAGGTGTCGCTCATAGCCATGTGTCCGCCAGCACCATGCCGCACAGTAGCACTACGGATGCAAGCCATAATGTGATGCGGTCGCGCTTATTCATTGAAGCCACTCCGGTTATTCCAAACCAAGCCACTTACAATTCTGCTGACACTGTTCTGACGGATGCCAAACGCCTTGGCAATCTGCGCCTGTTTCAACTTGCCTACAAAATACAGCTCACGAATCATCCGCGCAGCGAGCGGCGTCATGTGCCGGTAGTGGGTTTTCGGTCTCACAGAAACAGGTCGCCCTGCCAGCGGATGTTGCGCGCTTTTGCAATCTCGAAGTATTCCGCATCGCGCTCGATGCCGATGAACTTGAAACCTTCCAGCATGGCAGCCTTGCCCGTGCTGCCAGATCCCATGAACGGATCAAGAACAGTGCCACCGGGCGGCGTGACCAGACGCACGAGGTAGCGCATCAGGTCGGTAGGTTTAACGGTTGGGTGATGATTTTTTCGCGCTCTTGGGTTGCTGTTTGTCTCAATCCATTTCCCGTCCATCATAGTACGGCCACCGCTGGCAAACATCCTCCTGGCGCTATCGTTCATCCCGTCTAACCACTCATCCCTGTCCTGTTTGCTCGCCTTAGCGGTGTAGAAGAAGCGGGCGGCGGTGCCGGTGTCGTTGAAGTGAATGCCGCTCTTGATATTCTTCGTTATACGAACCGGGTTGTCGTTTCCGCTCTCCACCCAATCATAATCTGACGCCCTGCTCTTACTCTCCCCAAACTTCGCAAACGCCTCCATCACCTCCTCGCTCCCGTCGTGGAGCATATTACTTGGCCATCTTGCGGCGGGCTCGGCACTCCCGTTGCTGCTTTGCTCTTGCGGCGAGGGATTCGGCCTTGCTGAAATACTTTTGCAAGTGATGTCTGGCGTGATCTCCGCGCCGCATGACGCACAGGTTTTCGATTCGGTTGTCGAATCCATCCCCGTTAATGTGGTGGATGCAGCTTCCTTTGGGAACGGTGCCGCCGCTTTCGCGCCAGACGCGGACGTGTTCAAACTCGCATCGCCGGTTTGACTTGCGTCGCGTTCCGCCGGGAATAGTCCAGCAGAGCATCCAGTGTCCATCTTGCCGATACCGGCGAGGTTGATCTTCGCCCTTGCGTTCGTAGTCGGCGCGGCACTTTTTGGAGCAGTAGATTCCACGGTTCCCCGTGTTGAATGTTTCGCATTTTGCCCCGCATGAGCGGCACACGTAGCACAGAGGTTTTGATCGTGTTCCCACGTTTCAAGTGTAGCCGCTGGCCCGCAAGTTGGCAAGTTATTTGTGACGCGGCACCCGTCGATGTTCAGCGCCCCCGTCCCGTGCGCCAGTACATTCTCTGCTACGGTCCCGATGATCGGCTTGCGTGCGACGGTGATCGGCTCAAATGCGGGTTTTAGGGCTGTGCCCCACCCTTGCCATTGTTTCGCGGCGTCGGTCGCGGGGGCGGTTTCGGACATGGATCGAACAACGGCTTTCGGGTCATCCTGCCAAGGTCGTTTCCATCCTTCGTGCAGTTTGTGCTGCCCCCGAGAATGCACGTTTGCACGCGGTCCCACAACCTCCCGCTCCGCCCCCGCCGCCTTGTCAATCGCCTTGCTCACATCGAGCGACTTGGGGAATCCGCTGCCGTAGACCCACGCGATCATGTCGCGGATCTCAAACCCCGCGTCCTCGATCCCGCAGCAGATACGGTGATGCGTGCGTGTACCGGCGAACGAGAGCAGATGCCCGCCCGGTTTCAACACGCGCAGGCACTCGCGCCATATGTCGACGCTCGGCAGGTCATAGTCCCAGTGCTTGCCCATGAACGAGAGGCCGTAGGGCGGGTCGGTCACCACCGAGTCAATGCTCGACTCGGGGAGCATCGGCAGCACGTCGAGGCAGTCGCCGCAGTATAGGGTCGAGCTACCTATTATGACATTGGTCACGCGAACAACCTCCCCTGCTGCTGACTCGTTTTGATTCGATGCGTCAGCAGGTCGGTGAAATACTCCGCCGAGAGTTCGATACCGATGAACTTGCGCGATAACCCTAGCGCAACCTCGCCCGTCGTGCCGCTCCCGGCGAACGGATCGAGAACGGTTCCGCCAACAGGACAGCCCGCCAGCACCATCGGCTCGATGAGTTTTGGCGGGAAGGTGGCGAAGTGCGCGCCGCTGTAGGGTGCCGTGGCGACCGTCCACACGCTGCGCTTGTTGCGGCCAGCGGGGTTGTTGTTAGGGCCGTGTTCAAGACATGCTCTGCGCTTTACTCCACTTCCTTTGGTATGACCAACCGTGTCCTGCTCATCGTGCCACTTTGTTCCAGCCGCGCCGCTGTATTCAGCGCGCTTTAAGGAACTGTCCATAACAGGTTCTCGAATGGCATCCGCATCGTAGAAATACCGTGCCGACTTGGTGAGCAGGAACACATATTCGTGCGCCTTGGTGCAGCGGTCGGTCACGCTCTCGGGCATCGGGTTGGGCTTGTGCCAGATAATGTCCTGCCGCAGCCACCAGCCGTCCGCTTGCAGCGCGAAGGCGACGCGCCACGGGATTCCTACGAGGTCTTTGGGTTTGAGACCGGGCGGAATATCGGGCATAGCCTTCGCCATAAAGGCCGTCGTGCCTACGTTGCTCACCTGTTTGGTGCTTGCAGTGTCAATTCCGCCACCACGATAATTTCCGCCAGCGTAGCTATCCCCCAAATTCAGCCAGCACGTCCCATCCTCGCGCAAAACTCGTTTCACCTCGCGGAACACGGCGACCATATTTGCGACGTAGGCTTCCGGCGTGGGTTCGAGGCCGAGCTGCGAGTCGATGCGACGGGCACCGCATTTGTGGCAATTCGGGCCAGCAAACCGCCCCGCGTGTTGGCGCTGACCGCTTGTCGGTTTGTCCGTATTGCCTGCCTCGTCTGGTGCGCGATGATCGCACTCCGCATCCCCGCCTTCCCATGTCGCGGTGCCATAATCTCTTAGGCCCCAGTATGGCGGCGACGTAATCACGCAATGTACCGAGTTGTCAGGTAGCGAGCGCAGTCCTTCGCGCACGTCAGCATTGATAAGCGTCGCATCACCGGTCACCTCCATCTTCATTGTGAGAACTCCAGTAAACCATTGACGACTTCCTTCAACGTGTCCGCGTCCCACCGGAACGTGTCCGCGTCCCACCGGCTTTCGGTGAACACGCGCTTCAGGAGCGTGTCGATCACCGCGTCGTAGAACGCCTCGAACTGCTCCTCGTCCATCGAGCCGTAGGAGATGGACTTTGCCTCGTACCGGACCTCGCCCTTGATGTTGATGACCGGATGGCCGTAGCCGGCGAGGATCGTGATGTCCTTGCGGAAACGCTCGAACTCCGGTGCCACCTCGCGGCCCTTCCAGGTGATCGGCGGGGTGTGATCGCTCCAGTAGTCGAAGGCGTAGCGCATCAGTGCAAACACCTTCCGGTGGAACAGGGGGTTGCGCGGCAGGGTGACGCGAGCGAGAACGGTCTGACCGGCCTTGACCTTCGTCATCCACTCCCGCGCCGAATCGTCGGCCGGCATCAGGCCCAACTGGGTCCGCAGGAACAGCAGTTCGCTCACGCTCCCTCGCGCAGGGTGGCCGGTTTCCAGATGTGCGAGATGCGCCCCCAACTGCCCATCTCCGGGGGAGGGAGCGGTTGCAGGATATTGGGCTTGACGTACCACCGTTCTCCCATTGGCGCAGGCAGGAAGGCCCCCTCGACCTCCAACCAGCCCAACTGGTAATACTTCACGGGCGTCTCCACGACCTGAACCAGCGATCCGGCCGACTGGGAGAGTGGGCCTTGGTGCGGCAGCAGGATTGCAAAGTCACCGGGCTTCCAGATCATGTGCTGTCTCCTTCCTGCGACACTTCAGGCTTCTCGCCCCACTGCGGGGGTCGCTTCCCCGAGCCCTTCTGGGGACCCCTCCATCGGAGGGTCGAGTCCTGCGTAAAGCCCCGTTCTACCATCTCCTCCGGCGTCAGGCAGGCCCGATTGAGCCAAGGCCCTACCCTGTGGCGGGTGAAGCCGGAAAGCCTCCAGAATCGCGCCCCGCAGGCCGCGCAGGCACATTGGCCGTTGTTCTCGCCTTTCATGCGGTCAACTCCCGCCAGAGCGCACCCAAGAGCAGCCACAGGCCGATGAGGGCCGCCCCGCCGACGACAAAGATGCCGATAGCCATGAGGATCCCTAAGGCAATATCGAGTGCCAGCATGTCACAACCCCTTTCTGAGATACCACAGTTGCAGCAACAACTTGAACGCCGACCAGCCGGTACGCAGGTCCTCCTCGCTCCACTCGACGGGCTTGACGATGCCCGGAGTCTCGGAGTCGATGAACAAATTGATCCCCCGGGCGGTCGGCAGGCGGAATCCCTCCCGGTACGCAGCAAGCTGCATGGCGTGATTGTCGTACCCGAGCCGCTGGTCCTTGATGGCCGCTTTGAACTTGTAGTCGATGACCACGGCGTTGTCTCCGTTGACCCCGCACAGGTCGCCCTTGCCGCCGAACGCGCCCTCCTCGAGCTTCAGGGCGAAGCTGCGTTCCGGGCCCCAGGTGTAGCCGGCGAAGTTCGCCTCGAGCCACTCCATTACCGGAGCGGTGTACGCCGCGAACTCGCCCTCGCTGGTCCCCCGGATCAGTGCCCGCTCCATCTCGCCATGCAGGAGCGTCCCGCGCTCCGAAGCCTTCTTCGCATGTTCCCGCGAGTCGATCAGTGCGCGGGCCATGAATGAGTCGTCGGACTCCCCGGACTCCCGGGGCAGCGTGATCGCGGAGAGAAGCGCCTGCTTGACTTTGTAAGCCTCAATCGCCGGTGCCGCCTCCAGCTTCGCCACGGAGGAGTAGCTCGGTACGAGTCGGAGCTTGCGCGCATCCGCCAGCGTCGTCGGGCGTTCCTTGCCATTCGCGCCCACTATCGTGTAGCGCGGAGTACCGTCCGGCTCGTACCAGTGACCGGACTCTGTGGCGAAGTCCGTACCCGTGAGACCGGGAGTTGTGAGCGTCATGGTCTACCTATCAGAACGGAATAACATCATCAAACTCCGGCTCTGTCTCACCCGCTGCATCCACAGTCGGTGCGGTGTCATCCCCAACACGCCCCTTGATCGCTTCCTGCAACCAGCCCGGCAGCTTTTCAAACGTCTGCTGGTCGTGATCGTCAATGTCGTAACTCACCAGCTCACTGCTGGTGACTGGCTTGGCAATACCTTTTGACAGCCCCATCACAACGGAGACATTGGCGTATGTCTTTTGCCCGCTGGTGTTGTGCGTGACCCCGAGCATGCACGGCTTACCAAGCACGGTCTTGAGGTCAAAGCCTTTCAGTTCCGCATCGGTAAACATCTTGCCGCGCCACGATTCCAAGTCCTTTCGCAGATTCGCTTTCTCGCTCAGGGACAGCGTGTAGTGCTTGCCGATCACCATTGGCCCGCTGTGGTCTACCCCGCTACGGTCGCGCCATGTGACGCTTTCACCCGGTATCTCCCAACGAATGTAAACCTTTCTCGTCGGCTTGTATCGTGCGGACGGCTGTATGCCCATATCCGCAATCATGGTGCAAATGGCGACGTGCGTGCCCGCTGGCACGGGCTTAAATTCGTTCCCACCCTTAAAACTTGCGGTCAACATTTTCATCCTCCTTCGTTTCGATTCGTTTGAAAAATTGGTCAATCACGTCCAGCCATTTGCCAAAGTACGGATCGCTCTTGAGCGTTTCCTGTACCCGGTCCCAGTGGCGGCGCTCATCTTCTTCCTGCTTGTGCCACGCGGCACGAGTGTCCTCGTCGTCCTGATTGTCGGGTCGCTCATTCATTGCATCCCCCCAGTGTGCGGCACCGTTACCAATGCGGACCGCTCGATTGATTGCATGTGCGCGTGTTTCGTCGCCAAGCTCGCCCAATCCAGTGCGGTCTTGTTGAACTGCCGAGCACAGCGCACAAAAAACGCACGCTGGCCGGGTTCTCGCGCCTGTCGCGCGTGGCTGATTGAGTCATCGCGCATCTGCCGACAGCGCCCCACCCATACCCAGCAGCGTATCTCGGCGGGACTCATTACAGCACCCGCTCGCTCTGTTCCCACTCCTGCTCAAGAGTCTCTATTTCCAGCTTGTAGATATGCTCACTGTTGCAGCGCGGACAAAGCAGGATGTGCGTCCGGTCCATTTTGATAAACCCGGTCTCGTAATCGTAGACTTCGGTAGACGCATCGCTCACAGCCGGATCGTCGGTGATGCAATTGCAATCACGACATTCGTAGATGGTTTTCATGCCTGTGCCTCCGATTCAAAAATCGCTTCAATCTCGGCCAGCTTGTTGCGCTGGTCCACCGAGTCCGTCAGCAGGTCCAGCAGCAGAATGGCGAGGATGGGATTCGCGCTACAGGCGATCCGGTGTGCCTCGCGTATGTCGTCGCGCAGCTTTATAGCTGAGCGCATTGCGTGTGTGATGCTTTCAAGTAACTGGCTGTTCATGTTCGTCTCCTGTTCGTTGCGTTCGTTCAGCTCTGCACCTTGGCGAGCGCAGCGCGGAATCCGGCGCAATCGCACCCATCATCCGCGCAGCATGCCCTGTGCTTTGCCGGAATATCAGGGTTGCCGTGCTCTCCGAGCGTGTGACCGCATACACATCGTCGATCCATTCCAGCATCGTACCGGCCCGCAGCGTCGCGGTTACGGTGACCGCCGCGCTGGATGGCGCGAAGTGTCTGAAGCATGCCTAGTGGGTCGCCGTGGCGGTTGTTCATGTCTGCTTCACTCCTTTTCATTGCGTTCATTACCTTCAACTCACAACTATAGATTAGCACAATGGGTGCGAGGGTCAACGCCCAAGACATGATCCTTTATACAGTCATTACCTGTTCATTTATACAGTATCGGCACACGGTTGAAGTGTAGCACGCCCTGTGCTACCGTTCACTAATATGAACCTATCGGACTACATCGCGCGAATAGGCGCGGGGCCGTTTGCCAGCCGTTTTGGTGTCACCAAGCGGGCGGCACAAAGCTGGCAATATGGTGCCCGCAGACCCCGCCCGAGCATCGCTCACCGAATTGTGAAGGGATCGCCCGTGAGTTGGGACGGGATATACGGGCTGGAACGGAAGCGGGGTTAGACTGATTCTAGGAGCTGACAGGCATTGACGAGTCGTGCGGCGTGGACAGTGACACGCGCGGTGGGCGGTGCTGACGAGGATGTACAACTAGCCCCAAGCGTCAGCGAGTTGGTGCAATTCCAACCATGGCTCATTTTTCAGCCCCATGAGAAAGGCCCTGCCGGGTGCGCCTATCCAGACAGGGCCTTGGTGTCCACGCGCAGTGACGCTCAGGGGTGTGCGCTGCTGGACTGAATCTAACTCTCTCATAAATATACAGTTCGCGCAAGCATGCTAACAGCATTGCTACGAGCAATGCTCGAGCATTGCATGAGCATTGCGTCAGCATATGCCGGCAAACGAGATTGCGCCCGATCAACAAGTGAGATTAAGATTGCGATATGACCCCCGTTGAAGTCAATAAAGCCCGCATTTTGAGGTGGATCGAAAGCGAGGGCGGCGAGATTTCCCGCAACCGCTTGCGACGATACCGCCCACGAAAAAGCGCATGGGAACCAATTGAAGTTGCGCTGCTTGAGCTGATTGAATCCGGGCGGGTGCGCATCGTGCGTAACGATCTTGAACCACTAGAGCGCGGATGCGGGCGCGCAACCACGCGCTATCAAATAACCGAACATGGGAACAGTGCCACACAATGAGCGCAGAGCATTTTTTCCCTATGTTTTTCGGGGATTTTCTCGCATCCACAATAACCTGGACCGGCCCAGAGCGCGGGTTGTACATGCAACTGTTGCTCACACAGTGGACATCCGGACCACTACCTACCGATCTTGACCGATTGGCTCGCGCAGTCAATTATCAGCCAGAAGAATTTCGCGCCTTGTGGCCCGTCGTGATGGTCAAATTTGAAACCATCGAGGGCCGATTTTCCAACTCGCGAGTAGAGGGGATCAGGACTAAGAATGCGGAAATTCGAGCAGCAAGAGTGACGCAAGCCAAGCTCGCTGCTGATGCCCGCTGGCATGCTAAGAGCAATGCTGTTAGCAATGCTAACGGCAATGCCGACAGCAATGCTCCGAGAATGCCATCCATATCCATACCCATAACCAGAATAGAACCCAAGAGGGGAGAGGCTCGCGCAAGCGCTCGCCCCGCCCACGGATCGAGGATTCCCGAGGACTTCGGATTGACCCCCGAGCGGGAGAGTTATGCGAAGAAGGAAAACCTAGACCCGACCCGAACCCTAGAGAAGTTTGTAGACCATTGGCGGGCCGCATCGGGGGCAAATTCGAGAAAGCGGGACTGGGACGCTGCGTGGCGCAATTGGTGCCGCCGTGAGGCCGAATTCAGCCGGGGGCCTGTGGGGGTGAAAGGGGAGGCTATTGGGGACGCCATATTGCGTTTAAAGCGGCAGGCCGATGAAGCGGGTGAGCCTGAGTTATGACAAATACCAAGCGGGTGCATGAGCGGTTCTGGCAGGGGATGGCCTCCCGGTATGGGCGGCGCTGGACAGACAACTACGGGGCGGACCCGAGCGACACATGGCGCAAGTTGATTGACCGCTTCACCCCCGAGGAGATACGGGTAGCCATGGACGGGCTTGGCAAGGTTAGTCCCGAGCACCCCCCCACCCTGCCCCAATTCGAGACATTGCTGGACAGGGCCGCGAGCGTACAGCGTCGGCCCGATGTCAATGAACGTCGCAACTATTGGCGGTC